ATACGAGAACGGTTCCTGTCGGGAAGCGGGTGGAAGGTGTAAGTGATGAATAGACTAGTTGGGGCAACTTGACGAAATTTCTGATACACTATAATTACCGCCGAGGAACGCAGAGCATTTATATGTAGGAGTGGCAGAGCGGCCCATTGCAACGGATTGCAAATCCGTAAAACCGTGAGTTCAAATCTCACCTCCTACTCCAAATTTTTAGAAAAGAAAGGAAATGTAATGTATTATGATTATGAATCGTCTGCCAAATTAACAGACATGATAGGTAAAGTGTTTACTTCAGTTACAGAAACTGGTAACACTATGGTGTTTGAAAATGCAACTGACCGTTATGTTTTCTTTCACGCACAAGATTGTTGCGAAACAGTTAGTATAAATGATATTGTAGGTGATTTGTCTGACTTAGTAGGGGAACCTATATTAGTAGCAGATGAAGTATCCGGAGAATCCCCAGTTGGATTTGAAGATGAATATCACGAATCAGTAACTTGGACATTTTACAAATTTGCTACTCGCAAAGGGTATGTGGATGTACGATGGCTAGGTGAATCAAATGGGTACTATAGCGAAAGTGTAGACCTAGGTTACGAAAAAGTTTAACAAAAGGAAATGACATGAAACGAGGTAAGAAATAGTGTCATCATAGACTTCCGTAGGTCTATGATTGGCACGTAAAATCAATCATACGACTTATGGAAGCATAACTCAATGGCTAGAGTATCGGACTTTTAATCCGAGAGTTGTGGGTTCGAGTCCCACTGCTTCTACCATATAAAAACATATTCTCTACTGGGTAATGAATAAGATTCTCTAGTGGGTATGAATGTGTTTCTATATGGTAACAAATAAATTTAAAAAGTCTCTCAAGTGTTACGGTAGCATTACAGTCTCCAAAACTGCAGGCCGGGGTTCGACTCCCTGGAGAGACGCCAATCAATTAATTGCCTCCTTAGCTCATTTGGTTAGAGCACAATCTTGATAAGGTTGGGGTGGCTGGTTCGAATCCAGCAGGCGGCACCAGAATATTTGACAAGTACTAACTAGTGCTATATAATAAAGACATGTTGCGATTGTAGCTCAGTTGGTTAGAGCAGGGGACTCATAATCCCTTGGTCGCGGGTTCGAGTCCCTCCGATCGCACCAAATATTAATTAATAACAATGGACTTAACAAAAGAAGACGCCGACAAACGTAACAGTTTACCTTATCCAATGGAGTTAGGTAGTCCTGCTTTTGCGCCCATTGATGTTAAAAAAGAAAGCGATGTGTTATACAACGCTGGCAAATTACATGCCAAGCAAGAGTATGATAGAATCATGGAACAAGTTGAAGTTCTCAGACGCCAAGCAGAAAGTTTGGAACGTAGAATGAAAATAAGTGATATGATGCATAACATTACTATCACTTTTAAACCTGTTCATGGTAAAATTTATTATGTATATTTAGATACCCTTAAAAATAAAAACTGGCTTTCAGGTAATCATCCTGATAGTTGGTCAGCATTAGGGGGTCATCATAAATTTATAATTGCCGTGCAACTAATGGGTGATAGCAACTGGCAAGAAATAGAAATTTAAGCGGGATTAGTTTAATGGTAAAACGATATCCTTCCAAGTTATAGTCAAGAGTTCGATTCTCTTATCCCGCTCCAATCAATAGGAATAATATTTATGAATATGAAAATCACATACGATAATCCTGATAACTTACAAGAAGACAATACTCCTATTCCGGAGACTGCTAGAAAAGGTCTTGCTATCCCGGTACACGTTGATGTTGGATTGCAACAATCAATACCGGTATCAATTAATCTTCCACAAGAATCAAGTGAGAATTAATTGACACAATATGTAATAACCTTTTTGCTTGTATTCATAACTGATATACTGTACACTTACTACTTGAAAGCAGTAGCAAATGATAAGGTGTTGACTGCAAGTTTTTGGGCTACATGTTGTACCTTTTGTGCGGCAGTTGCTGCGATAAGTTATGTAGAGGATCATTATATGCTTATACCATCATTGTTAGGTGCATTTGCCGGTACATATGTTGGTATGAAGTATTTTAAGAAAGATTAATGCCCCGATGGTGGAATTGGTAGACACGCTGGTCTTAGAAGCCAGTGCGAGAGCGTCCGAGTTCGAGTCTCGGTTGGGGCACCAAATTGCGCGGATGGTGAAATAGGTAGACACAAGAGACTTAAAATCTCTCGCCGCAAGGCGTGCCGGTTCGATTCCGGCTCCGCGCACCAAAGATAAATAGTTGTATGAAAATCAATATCTATATCAACGACCAATTTTACAAATCGTATCCTGTTACTACTGAAACATATAATCCCAAAGATTTTATGATACAAGTTCAGGCAGATAAAGCCTCAGGATTACTAAATCAATTTAATGTTGAAAAAGAATGTTTAGTCCGTATAGAAAAAACTGACTGATAGTTTCAACATATAAATATTTCGCGGGGTGGAGAAGTAGTATCTCGTTAGGCTCATAACCTAAAGACCGGCGGTGCGATTCCGTCTCCCGCAACCAATTTTATATAAAGGAAAACAATGAGTACAGTAACAGCAAGTCACATCTTAGTCCCAACACTAAATGATGCAGTAGAAGTAAAAAATAAACTAACAGAAGGTCAAGACTTTGCAGTTTTGGCACGTAAAGTATCAAAGTGCCCAAGCGGACAAAATGGTGGCGCATTAGGAACATTTGGTTTAGGTCAAATGGTTAAACCTTTTGAAGACGCATCATTTGCATTAAGTATTGGTGCAGTTAGCGAGCCAGTTCAAACTCAGTTTGGCTATCACATCATTCACCGTACAGGATAATAATATGACATGTAGAGGATACGATGCCAAAGCTGTTAAGATCGGCAAAGATGTAAAACGTGCTGCAGCACTAATTCATGACCAACATCAACGCGGTGCATTCATTCGCAGTTTTGTAAAAATTGCACAAAGCGAATTGCGTAGTGGTCGTAAAGATAGCAAGTAATAATTTTCAGAAAGCATATCATGCAAGTTAGAGTTAAAGACAACATTGAAGACATTGGTAAATGCGGGTGTGGTCGCAGTCCAACTGGTAAATGCATTGGCTGGCATGGCTTAACCGAAGAGGCATTTCGTCATGCACAAATGCTTTGGATGGAAGATGAACTACGCAAAGATGCAGAAATTGAAAATTCTAATAAAGAATAACGCATCGATAGCTCAGGGGTAGAGCGTCTCCTTTACACGGAGAGGGTCCGCGGTTCGAAACCGTGTCGATGTACCATAATAAATATACACTATGAATAATACAAATGCAAATCAAAATAATACGCCTGATGAAGTTATTCAGTGTGTAGCCTTTTTAGTTGACGATAGTGACAATGATAGTGTAGAATCTACACTAGTAGGACTTGATACTAAACGCAAGCCCACTAACGTCAGTCAACCAGGTAGACATGTAAATGTCATCAGTGAAAAAGTTTAATGCGGGCGTAGCTCAGTTGGTAGAGCATTACCTTGCCAAGGTAAATGTCGAGAGTTCGAACCTCTTCGCCCGCTCCAATTTAATAAAGAAAGAAAATTATGCCAAGACAATGTAGTGAAGGTGCTGTATTAGCAGTAGGTAATCGTTATGATTTAGTTCTTATTGCAAGTGCAAGAGTTAGAGAATTAGTAAGAGGTGATAAACCTAAACTAACAACAACTGCTAAACCCAGTGTTACTGCATTACTTGAAATTGAAAATAAGTTAGTTGGACGTGAGTATCTTAAGAAAATCAAAGATGAACCACGTAAAGAACGCAAGTACGACAAGTACGATAGTAGATATTAATAATTTGGGGGATTGATGTAATGGGAGCCTGGGACCTTTGCAAGGTCTTCGTGGGAGTTCGATTCTCCCATCCTCCACCAAGATAAGGAAGCGTGGCCGAGCCCGGTTTAAGGTACCTGACTTGAAATCAGACGAGGGAGCAATCTCTCCGTGAGTTCGAATCTCACCGCTTCCGCCAAAGATAAATATATTTTTGAGAGTGTATTACGCACCCAGCCGATAAGACTGGCTCTGTTTGTGAAAATGTAGTATACTTCCAAAAACACCCTAGCAAAACATTGCATATTTGAGTTTACATACTCCTCCGTTCTTTAATACTTTTTAGCGCATCTAGGGTGTTTTATTTTGCGCTTGACAATAAATCCCAAATACTGTATAATACAGTAATGAAGGAGAATAATATGCCGTGGATTCAAAACGTATCACTAAGTGACATCAAAAAAGGATTTCACATTGACCCAGGCCCTAACAATTTGCTGATTCAAATTGTTGATTGTGGTATGGAGTTCCCTGAACCAAAATACAAGTTCAATAGTGTTCATCAGTTTGAATTCTTAGATTTGGAACGTGATGACTATTGCATTGAACCTGAAATGAAAATCACAGACGACCAGGCAAAAAGTTTGGTTATACTATTAAAGCAGGCATTGCTCAATCGTAGTAATGTGATTGTACATTGCATAGCAGGTGTATGTCGTAGTGGTGCCGTATGTGAAGTTGGTGTGATGATGGGTTTTGATGATGCTGAGGCTTTTCGTAGTCCTAACTTACTAGTCAAACATAAAATGATGAGTGTGTTGGGTTGGGCTTATGATGAGAAAGAACCTCACAAAATTAATGGTATAACTTTAGACAGTGGGTTAATTGTACCTGCTAACTATGAAAGTGATATATGAAAGTATTGCGTAAATTAGTACGTGATGGACATGTTGCTATACTAATCAGTCCTGACTATGGTAGTGGTTGGTATTCATGGAATCCTGACTATCCTGAAATACTTTTTGATCCAGCAATGGTTAGACTTGTAGAAGAAAATAAATTTGATGAATTGGAAACCTATGTTACATTGAAGTATACAGGAATACATAAACATGCATTGCGTGATTTAGAAGTTGAGTGGATACGTGAAGGTATAGAGTTTCGCATTAAAGAACATGATGGTAGTGAAACTATTGAATTTAAAGATGAAGTAGATTGGATTGTAGCATGACATATATTGTAGAACACAACGAATTTGAAAAAGAATTCGTATCACTTGACCTGGCAATGGATTATGCTAAGACATTAGATGTGTTTGTTGTCATTAAAGGTGTTGATGGATTAGAAATTGCAGGTAAGTTTGGTGTTGATAGCGTAGAGAACGGTGTGACACCTGATGGAATCGCATATACATGGAATAAAGAAAGTCGTATTGGTCGAGTGAAAAAAGAAAGGGGTTAATTATGCCAAGTATATTTTTAGTTAGTGATACCCACTTTGGTCACTTAGGTGTATGCCGTTTCACCCGCAACGACGGTGTGACAAAATTACGCCCATGGGACGATCCAGATGAGATGGATGAAGAAATGGTAAAGCGGTGGAACGAACGTGTTAAGCCAACTGATAAAGTTTATCACTTAGGTGATGTAGTTATCAATCGTAAAGCATTAAAGATAATGCATAGGTTAAACGGAGATAAAGTTTTAATCCGTGGTAACCATGATATCTTTCGTGATGACGAGTACCGTGAACACTTTCGTGAGTTACGTGCGTACCATGTGATGAATGGAATGATATTAAGTCATATACCTATACATGAAGAAAGTTTAGGTAGATTTGGTGTTAACATTCATGGTCACTTACATGCTAATCGTATAATGATACGTAAACATGCCGGTGCTACTCCTGTAGTAGATGTTAGGTATCATTGTGTTTGCGTTGAGCATACTGATTTTGCACCAATACTCTTTGAAGATGTTATCAAACGCATTGAAGAAGAAGGTGGCGAGATTGGGTTTAAGAGTGGTAACGGGCCTACTATGTAGTTCTAACGTATATTATTATTCATATATTATGGGTATAAATATATATCAAGGGGGATAAGTTATGAAACAAAAGAAGTTAATTCGTAAAATGTATCAGGCTTGTCTTACTCACGATGTAGAAAAGCAAAAGGCTCTTTATCTTAAAGAGTTGCATAAAATCTTCAAGCACCGCGCAGAAGGCAAATCTTTTACACCAAGTTGGACGGTAGTTCAATAATGAAAAGGCTCTTCGGAGCCTTTTCCCATATCTAGCCAAAACTTTTGACAATGCTATATTATAACGTATAATAGCATCAATTAAGGATTTGTATGATAGCAGAATATATTGTAATAGGATTTTTGTCAGCACTAGGATGGTGGGGTGCAAATTATTATGTGATTGCCCCTTATTTGCCTGAACCAGTTGTTAAAGAAAAAAAAGAGGAAGTTACCTCTGTATCAAAGAATTAACAAAGTCAAGTAACAATGTATGATGTTGTCCTTGATGATACTTACCACGCATCCAACTGTAACTATCATACCAAAATTGTTCGCTTTCAGGATGACACCCTATTAAACCAATTTTATTTTGTATAATAGCCATGTTATCACCGTTACTGTATGTTGCAATAGTTTCATACGGAGACATATCACCCCCAACTAAAGCGCATCCGTCATACCAAAACATGTTGCATGGTTTACCCTTCCATACGATAGGCATATTTTTTGCATGAGGTCTTCTTGTACAAGTATTGGGTCTTTTAAGATATTGTACCGCATCTACTTTATCAAGGATATTAAAGTAATCTTTACCCGCCCAATATGCGCCCATGCATATTCCTAGATATCGTCCACCTTTACTAATAAAGTCTCGGATACGATTAGCACTATGTTTCAATAAACTATCATAACTGTCACTATCCCCGAATCCACCGGGCACTGCTACAATATCTATATTATCAAAGAAGTTATCTTCTAATATACCTTTTGAAAATAATTTAAAGTTATAATGTTCACCCAATGCCTTTATAATACCATTACCGCTTTGGACTGAGCATTTTGGATCCGCAATGAATAGGGCTATTGTGGGTTTCATTATAGTAGTATTTATCTGGGGAAATCTGAACCCAGTACTTTAGTACATTTGCTAAGGATACTGTATAATAAATACAATATGATTAAGAAACTATTATTCTTACTATTAAGCACACCCTCACTACTTTGGGCAACCACACATTCAGTAGTGTTTAACATTACTACACAACAGGTTATCGATGGGTCATTAAATAACTCAGAAATGAGTATAGCCAGTATAAGTAAATTAATGACAGTTTATACTGTTTTAAAAGAAAATCAAAATTTAAACCAAAAATTAACGGTTAAATCTCATAAGCATATATCCAATACTAAGTTGAATGCAGGGATGGTTTTGACAAGGGAAGACCTTATAAAATTAGCACTAATTAGTAGTGATAATCTAGCGGCTATAACACTTAGTGAAAATTTTCCCGCCGGTGAAACAAATTTTGTCCGTACAATGAATAAAAATGCAGTTGAGTTGAATATGGTACATTCTAAGTTTGTTGAACCAACTGGATTAAGCCCTATGAATATCAGCACCATTAATGACTTAATAAACTTAACAGAAACTGTTAGCGAGTACGGGGTTTTTAGGGACGCAGCACAATCACATTCCGCTATAGGTGAAATTCAAAAAGGCAAAAAGACAACAAAACTAAAAAGAAATCCCACAAGCAAATATTTTGGAAATGACGGAATTGTGACAATCAAAACTGGGTTTACAAACGCTGCGGGATTTTGTATTACCATGTTAGTATATTCAAAGGATAATTTATATAACATAACTATTCTAGGTGCCAAGAGTAAAAAAGAACGACAACTATTAGTTGAGAAATCCTTAAGTAAAATATCCAAAACATAAAATATACGCATATTATGTTTTTGGCATAAATAACATTATGCTAACATTTATCAAAGAACTCGGTAATGCTTTATTAGATTTTATAAAAGATGATCCGGTTCGTCCTGAAATCTCAAAAGATTTTAGAGTAAGCGATGGAAGAATGGTAGCAGCACTTGTAGAAGAAGAACAACCAACTGCAATGGTTTGTGTTAGTTTTCACGACTTTGTACCACAAAATGTAAATGATTTGAATACAACAGCCGTGGTTCCTACTACCGCAGTATTCTATACGATATGGAGTTATAAAGCAGGTAAAGGCAAAGAATTACTGATACAAGCAGTAAGACAAATTCAACAAGACCACCCTAGTATAACTCGCTTTGTTACACTTAGTCCAAAGAGTGAAGTAGCACGTAGATTCCATTTAAAGAATGGTGCTATTGTATTCCGTGAAAATTTAGATACTATTAATTACGAATACAATGGAAGTCAAATTCTATTACCAAAACAAAATACACAAACCACAACTTGAATCACTAATTAGAAATTTTTCTAGTATAGTTGAACAAGTAATTGAACTACCTACCTCAATTGAAGTTTGTTTGTATGACCTAGGTCATAGTGTATATGGTGGCATTGACATACACGTACTGAACAGGTTAGGTATAAATTATAATTTGACTGTACAAGAAGTTCCTTTGATACTGATACATGAATTAATACATGTTAGTCAAAAACATAAAAAACTTTTAGAGATTAGACGCAACGGACATTTTTACTGGCGAGGTATCCCCTACACAAACCAACTACCTGAAAATCTTTCCTATGAGGAATATGAGAATTTACCTTGGGAAGTAGATGTTAGAAACCGTCAAACAAAAGTACTACAAGAAGTATTACAAATCCTAGATACAAAAATGTAAACTATAGTATTCATTTTGGGTGTTGCAGAAATGCAACACCTTTTTTGCCCGAAATTTGACGGTGAATCTAAGTGGGCATATAATACTTAGTATGAATAGAAAAAAGCGCACAGACAGGAATCACGTTATTTACTGTATCACAAATACAGTAACAGGCGAACAGTACATAGGATTGACAGGTGTCAATAGTACTGTAAAACGTGCGTTACATGTAAGAATTCGCAAACACATCCAACGTGCTATGGTAGAGACCAAGAGTTGGGGTTTGTGTGAGAATATTCGTAAGTATGGTGCTAGTGCATTTACTTATGGATTAGTGGAAGTAGTAAGAGGCAAAGCACAGGCACATGTGCGTGAGACAGAGTTAATCAAAACATTCAACCCAGTGTTAAACACTTTCAAGTAAGGAATCAGTAATGGAAAATCTTAGCCCTATCCAACAAATCAACCAATCAATCATGTTTGGAAATTTCACAAATACGGAACTTGATTCTATCATCTCCGCAATTAAATTTGCAAGGAATCAAATTGTCAAACAAAACAAAAATGCAATGACGATTGGCACACCAGTAAAATTTACTAGTTCACGTGATGGTCGTACTGTCCTCGGTACTGTCAAAAAACTAAACAGAAAATATATCCTTGTTACCGAAAACAAGCAAGGTATGCTGATTGGTCCTACTTGGAGAGTGCCTGCTAACATGTTAGAAGTTGCATAAAAACAACAATCAATATGCCCGAATTTGACAACAAATCATTTTGGGCATATAATACTTGTATTGATTGATTAAAGGAGCTAGTTATGAAGGTAAAACTTTTTGTTACAGGTAGTCAGAATTACATGTATTTCAAAAACAAACTTCCTACTAGGCGTTGGGATTACTGTGA